GTAAGAAAAAGCTCATCGAGACCCTAATGATCGGCTTCGACCAGAAGAAAATCAGCATCCTTGACGAAAAGGTCCAGACGAACGAGCTCGAGATCTTCGAATACGCCATCGGGTCATCGGGCATGGTCCACTACTCGGCCCCGGAAGGCTATCACGACGACGCGGTCATCGCCCTGGCCCTGGCCTATTGGCTCATCGGAGGGCCGAGGGTAGAGCCCAGCATAAGGAGACTCTAAGGCTATGAACCTTATCGACCGAGTGCGATTCCTGATGTTGGGGGAGATCCCGAGAACTAAGTCCATCAAGCCGGGCTACAGGGATCCCCTGGCTCAACTCATCGTCGCCGCCCTAGGACTAGGGAAGTCGGCAATCTGGACCCCGAAACAATATGACAAATTGTCCGAGGCCGGATATCAGAACTGCATGACGGTCTACGCCTGCGTCAATCAGGTGGCCCGGGCGGCTGCGGGCGTGGAGTGGAAAGCCTTCGTTGGGGAAAAGGACGCCCCGAAGCATCCGATCCTCGCGCTCCTGGACAGGCCGAACGAGAACGATGGGAAGCGCGCCTTCATCGCCAAATACTTCTCTTACCTCCTCCTGGCCGGCAACGATTACACGATAGCGGGGAGGATAGGGACGCAGCCCCCGCTGATGCTCTGGCTGGCGCGCCCGGACAGGATGACGATCCTTCCGGGAACAGGCGGGGCCCTGGTCGGGGGCTACGTCTACACGGTCGCGGGGAAGGAGCAGAAGTTCGAGTTCGCCCAAGTCATGCACTCGCGGCTCTTCCACCCGACGCACGACTTCTTCGGCCTCTCTCCGCTCGAAGTGGCGGGCCGCGGCGTCGACGTCGTGAACATGTCGGCCGAGTGGAACATGCGCCTCCTCCAGAACGACATGCGTCCGCCGGGAGCCCTTTCGACAGACGCGACCCTCACCCAGGACACATTCAACCGGCTCAAGGACATGATGAAGAACGAGTGGGGCGGGTACGAAAACGCCGGCAACCCGCTCCTCCTCGAGGGCGGGCTGAAGTGGATCAACTTCGCCATGAACCCGAAGGACCTCGATTGGCTGAACTCCACGAAGCTCACCAAGCGCGACATCTGCACGGTGTTCAACGTGGACCCGTGCCTCATCGGGGACGCCGAATACGCGACGTACAGCAACAAGCAGGAGGCCCGGAAGGGGCTCTATGTCGAGACCGTGCTTCCTCTCATGTATGAGTTCCGGGACGATCTGAACAGATGGCTCTCGCCGATGTTCGGCCCGAACGTGAGGCTCGACGTTGACCGGGACAAGATCGAGGCGCTTCAGGAGGACCAGGCGCAGAAGTATGCTTATTTGACGGCGGCGAATTTCCTCAAGGTCAACGAGAAGCGGGTCGCGGCCGGAAAGGACGAAGTCCCGGAGGGGGACGTGATTCTCGTGCCAGTTGGCATGGTTCCCCTGGCGATCGCAATCGAAGAGCCCGAACCCGAGTCCGAACCAATTGCGGCCTTGCCCGACGGGGGGGAGGAGGACGAGGGGTCGGACGGGGAAGAGGGGAAAAACGCAGTCGCGGCCACGCCCGGCCCGGGGATGGAACCTTTACGGGTAAGGGGCGCCAGCTTTTGGACGGTTCCGGAGCGCAAGGAGCGGCTCTGGCGGACCTACGAGGCGCGGGTCAAGGCGCGGGAGAAGTCTTTCGAGCAGATAGCGAAAAGCTATATCAGGGCCCAGGCCGACGCGCTCCGGCAGCGGGCGATCCGGCTTGGATCCACGAGTGGGCTGCTGGCCCCGGACATTTTCAGCGTCAAGGAAGAGGCGAAGCGCTACGCCCGGACGTTCACGCCCTGGTATGTCGACCACTTCATCCGTGCCGGCAACGCGGGTATGAGGGCGTCGAAAGGCGAGCTGTTTGATGACGCCGAGGTCAAAGCCCCGGCCTGGAGGGGTGATCCGAAGAAGCCGACCTCGTGGGTCTTTGAGATGACGCCCGAACAGGACGCGATCCTCAAGGACATGATCTTCAACTCGGGAACGAAGGTGAGCGAGACGACGCTTGAGATCGTCGAGCAGATGATCCGGACCGCGAATGCCGAGAACTGGACGGTCGGACAGTTCGCCCAGGGCCTGAGCGACAAGGTAACGGATTTCGGGCCGTGGCGGGCCCGGCTCTGGGCCAGGACCGAGAGCGTGAAAGTCGATTGCTACGGCACGGTCGAGGGGTTTAAAGAGACCGAGTTCGTGGACCTGAAGGGCTGGATGTGCTCGTTCGTCCCGGACAGCCGGGAATCGCACATCGCGGCCGACGGCCAAGAGGTCGCTCTCGACGATGACTTCATTATCGACGGGAAGCCGATGGCATTTCCAGGCGACCCGAAGGGCGGGCCCGAGAACGATTGCAATTGCCTCTGCGGGACCTATCCCGTCATCGGCGCCGTCCCGGAAGGAGGGGAATGAAATGTTAAAGATGCTGGAAACGAAAGATTTGGATTTCAAGTTCACGATGGGCGAAGAGGCGGAAGCTGAGGCGGGGACGTTCACCGGCTATGCATCAATTTTCGACATGGTGGACGCCTATGGCGAAACCGTCATGAGGGGCGCGTTCAAAAAGACCCTCCGAGAGAAGAAGCAGTTTCCGCTCCTCTGGTCGCACAACATCGACAAGCCGATCGGCGTGATCTCCGGAGTCGAAGACGAGAAGGGTCTGAGTGTGATGGGGAAGCTTAATCTTGACGTGCAACTCGCCAGGGAGATCCGCTCTCTCATGGCACAGGCGGCCATAAAGGGGCTGTCCATCGGATTTAATGTCGTCAAGGAATCCATCGACAAGGAATCGAACGTACGGCAGTTAAAGGAGATCAGCCTCTGGGAGATATCTCCCTGTGTTTTCCAAGCATGCCCAGAAGCCGAAGTCATCGACGTAAAAAGCAAAGAACCGGGCGAGGAGCCGGGGGAACCCACTCCCGAGATCAAGCCGGAAACACTCCACTTGATTGAAGAAATGACAGCCCGGATCAAGTCATATCTCAGACCATAACGGAGGAAAATTATGGATGCTATCGAATCAAAAGTCGCCGAACTTAGCGGCGCAGTCAACAAACTCATCCTCGATGTGCAGGCGAAACACACGGAGATGGAGAGGGGCCTGACCTCGAAGGCTTCTTTCGAGGAGTTCAAGGTCAACATCGACAGGAAGTATCTGGAGCTCTGCGCCACCGTGGTCAAGCTCCAGACGCCCGGCGCGGTCCTTCCGACGGAGCCCGCGGCGCTGGCCGCGGCGCACAAGGCCGCGTTCATCAAGTATCTCCGGAAGGGGATCGACTCCCTGGCCCCGGAGGAGCGGAAGGTCATGACCATCGGCGACGCCACCACGGGCGGCTATCTGGCCCCCGTCGAGTTCACGAATGAACTCATCAGGGACATCGTCGAGTTCTCGCCGTTCCGGACGGTGGCCCGCGTCGTGACGACCAGCGCCAGGGCGAAGCAGTGGCCCAAGAAGACCACGTCGGCCTCGGCATCCTGGGTGGCCGAGATCGGGACCAGGGCGGAGACGACCAACCCGAAGTTCGGGCTGGAAGAGATCCCCACGCACGAGATGTTCGCCCTCGCGAAGGTCTCGAAGCAGGACCTTGAGGACAACACGTTCGACATCCTCGGGTTCATCCGGGCCGAGTTCGCCGAGCAGTTCGGCGTCCTCGAAGGGACGGCGTTCATCTCCGGGAATGCTGTCGGGAAGCCCGAAGGTTTCCTGAGCAATGCCAACGTCACCGGGTTCACCGGCGTAACCACGTCGGCCAAGATCGTCAATGACGACCTCAAGGCACTGCTCTATTCGCTCAAGGAAGCCTACGCCAGGGCGGCGACATGGCTGTGGAAGCGGTCCTCGACGCTGGCGATCAGCATCATGAAGGACGCGACGACCGGGGTGTATTTCTGGCAACCCGGTCTCCAGCTCGGAGCGCCCGCGAATGTCTTAGGTCTTCCCTTCGTGGAGTGCCTGGACATGCCGGCTGAGGCAGCGTCCGCCAAGGCCGTGGCCATCGGAAACTTCCGGCAAGGCTACATCATCGTCGACCGCATCGACATCGAAGTGCTCATCGACCCGTATTCGTCCAAGAGCACGGGCTGCATCGAGATCAGCGCGCGGAAGCGGGTCGGCGGCCAGGTGGTCCTCCCCGAGGCAATCAAGATTTACACGCTGAAGGCCTAAGTGCCAGAGGCGCAATAGGAGAAAAACATGAAAGACCTTTATCACAACTTACTGGCCGCGTACTCAATCTACCCGGCCTCGCTGGGCGCGGGCGCAAAGACGGGGGACGCCATCGTTGACCTCCAGGGTTACGAGGGGGCCCTTATCGTTTGCGGATCCGGCGCGCTGACGGTTGACATGCCCTTCCAGCTAATGCACGGGGACGCCGCGAACCTCTCGGACGCCGCCGCCGTTCCAGACGCCGACCTCCTGGGCACGGAGCCAACGCTCCTCCAGGCCACCGACAACGAGATCAAGACCTTCGGCTACATCGGCGCCAAGCGGTATCTGAGGGTCGACACCACCACCGGGACGGGCGTCGCGTTCGCGGCAATCATCAAGGGCGCCCCGAGGCACGCGCCAGTCATCTGAAACTGAAGCGGAAGCAACGATATGTACAACTCGAGGGGGTTCGGAAACCGGGCCCCCTCATCTTTTCAGGTCATCAAGCATGAAAAGGCAACGGAGGTGACGATGAGGATCAGGCTCAACATCGACTACACGGTGGCCCTGGACGGGATTCACGTCAGTTCGTTCCAGGCCGGGGTCGAGGTGGACTTCCCGGAGCGGATCGCTGTGGTTCTGCTCGCGGACGGGAGGGCAAGTCTGCCGGTCGAGGGAAAGATGCTTGACGGTGCTCCCGAGAACAAGATGCTCGACGGCGCCGACAAGAACAAGGGCTTCTTCAAGCGGGGCGGTCGGAAAAGGAGCTGAACATGGCGGATCTCGTCACGCTTCCGAACGTCAAAACCTATCTCCTGCCCGGGGAGACGACCACGCAATGGGACACAATTCTCCCGGTGATCATCTCGGCCGTCTCCGAGCAGGTCAAGCGAGAGGTCGGTTGCGACATTGAGCACGTCCACTATACCGCCGTCAAGGTGAGCGGGAGGGGGACGCCGATGCTCGACCTTCCCAACTGGCCCATCACGGCGGTTACGGCCGTCGTTGACCAGGAGGGGAACGAATACGTGGTCGGATATGACCAGGATTACGTAATCGAGACGCTCTGCCTTCGGCGCGTGAACGGCGTCTGGGCGAAGGGGAGCGGGAATTTCACGGTCACCTACGAGGCGGGCTTTACGGCGATTCCGGCCGACATCGTCCTGGTCTGTTACGAGTTCATCGCCCGGAAGTGGAAGACGATGAAGGGCGGCGAGTGGGGGGAGGGCAGTCGGACATTCCCGGACGGGTCCACGGGCACCGTTAATGTGGACGGTGAACTGACAAAGAATCACCGGGCGGTCCTGGCGACGTACAAGAGGCCGAAGCTATGACAAACGGGGCGGGGCTGAAGGCGGACTTCTCGGGCGCCATTCACAAGACGCAAGTCCTAAAGACGCTCCCGAAGGCGCACAAGTACCAGGCGACGTCCTGGACGGCGGAGACGATCAAGGAACTCATGCGCTCGGCGGCTGACAGGCAATTGTCCGTCCGCCTCTATCACGGCCAGAAGACCAGCATGATGATGCGAAACATCGGAAAGGTCATCACCGTCGGCGACGACCGCTGGACTATCGCCATCGGGACGGGCGTCGGGGGCAAGCAGTCGATCCCCTACGCGAAGATCCAGGACGAGGGCGGGGCGACCCACCCGACGGTCACGAAGCGGATGCGCGGCTGGGCCTGGTTCATGTACGCGAAGTGGAAAGAGGAGCGGTTCAAGTGGCTGGCCCTCACAAAGAAGTCGAAACTCGACGTCAACATCCCAGCCTCCAAGTGGTTCACCTCGGTCATCGAGAAACAGGAGCCGATCCTTTCGGCGCGGATGCAACCGGCGGCGGTGCTCAAGGTCGCGGAGATGATGGCCGGCAGCTCCGCGGGGAAATTGGCGAAAGGGACTGAATGAATTTAGGAGGATAACATGGCGAAACTCATTCCGGATGCGATCATCGATCTCGAATTGGACGTCCTGGCGGCGGCGACAATTTTAGTCATCTGCAAGGACACGCCGACGAGTTACGCGGACGCGACGGGGACTTATGACCTGGCGACGCACGTCATTGCGCCCGCCGATTTCTCGAAGGCCAATGGGGACACGTCGGGCCGGAAGCTCATCCTTGCGGCTCAGAACGGATTCAATGTCGACCATGACGGGACGGCTACGCATTATGTTCTCGGCATTTCGGGATCATCGACCCTGTTGCTGATCGGAACGCTGACGCCCCAGGTTCTGACGCAGGGCAACCTGGTCAACTTCCCGGCGACCGACGTGGACGAAATCAGGGACGTGGCGTAAGGAGTTTACTTGGCTATCACATTACGGTCTGTCGGGGCCAGCCCGGGGGCGAATTCTGCGAACTGCATTATCACAAAACCCGCAGGGTTGGCGCTTGGCGATTTCATGCTGGCGCATGTCGTCAACAAAGCCACCAGCGGAACCATCACGCCCCCGGCAAATTGGACTATCATCGGAGCGCAGTCCAACACGGCAAGTTCCCGCTCGGCACTGTTCTATAAGTTTGCAGACGCCGCCGACGTTGCCGCCTCCACTTTCACTTTCACCCTCGGCACAACGGGGCGCAACCGCGGGGAGATGGCGGCTTGGCTTGGCGTTGATACCTCCAGCCCGATCAACGTAGCGGATCAGCAGATTAACAGCGCCGGAACTTCCATCGCTGTTCCCACCCCAATCGTCACGGACGGGTGCAGAGTCCTTGTCTTCGGAAGTAATGCCTTAGGCGGGACGGCGAGCGCCTGCTCGGGAAGCGATCCCACGTGCGCCAAAGACTATGCCGTCGCCTACAGTTCCTACTGCGCCCTGGCCTGCTTCAGTGGAGTGAAGTCAGGCACGGATGCGATAGACGCCCATTCGACTAGCACCTACACATCTGCCGTCAGTAGCGGACACGCGGTAGCCCTGACGCCTGCGGCTCTGCCGATCGACCTCGTAGCGGATGAAGGATATCAGACTGATGGTAGCGATGCGCCAGCCCTGACACAGGAACACCAGCTCGCGGCGGCGGAGGGTTATCAGACAGAACTCTCGGACGCTCCGGCCCTGACACAAACGCATATCCTCGTTGCGGCAGAGGGAAGCCAAGAGCAAGCATCGGACACTCCGGCGCTTGAGCAAGTGGTTCCACTCGTCCCGGCTGAGGGGGCACAGGATGAAGTATCCGATGTTCCGGCGCTCACTCAAACTCACATTCTCACCGCAGGCGAAGGGGCGCAAGTCCAGGCGTCTGATACGCCCGCGCTCACGCAAACACATATTTTGTCCACGGCCGAAGGGAGCCAGACGCAGGCGTCCGACACCCCACCACTCACGCAGACTCACATCCTGGCCGCCGATGAAGGCGCACAAGTTCAAGTCTCGGATACGCCGACAATCGAGGAAGAAGCGGGTGCGATTGACCTTATTCCGGACGAGGGGGTTCAGCTCGAAATCTCGGACACGCCCGCACTGACGCAGGTTCACAACCTCGTCGTTGCCGAAGGAGCTCAGGAACAGGCGTCTGACACGCCAGGATTGACGCAGACGCATAATCTCCAGGCCGCCGAAGGGGTACAGACTCAAGTCTCGGATACTCCGCCCTTGACGCAAGAGCATCATCTGGAGGCCCAAGAGGGGACGCAGGAGCAGGTATCCGATCAGGCGACGCTCCCCGGAAATATTATAGACCTGGTGGCGGCAGAAGGCGTTCAGGAACAAATAAGCGATGCGGCGATCCTCTATCTCACCTTCATTCTTGAGGTTCAGAAGGGTTATCAAACGCAGTCCTCTGATTCGCCGGACTATTTAATCATAGAAACCGGCCAGGAACTTGCCTTCCCGACATATCGGGGTCGGTTAGTGAAGGACGTTATCCATACGGGAAGACGAAGGGCCTGGACGCCAAGAGGGAGATCATGACTCAATTCATCGTGGAAAAAGCGGCTGTTGAGAAATTCAAGATCGGCCTCTACTACTGGCCGCCCGATGTGACTACGGCAAACGCGATTGTTACAGCGACGGCGGCTGTTTCACCGTCCGGTTTAACACTGGACGGAGACGTCGTCATCTCCGGTCAGCAGGTCATGCAGATGATGCACGGCGGCGTTTCGGGCGCGACTTATTTGGTGCAGTTTACCGTCACGACAATGGACGGGAGCATCTATGCCTCGCCCGATCACGACGCAATTCTTGTGAGGATATTATGACGACGCCGGCAACGCCCCTGAGACTTCAGGTCATTGATAGGATCGTCGCGGTCCTCCAGGGGATCTCGACGGGTGCCACCTACTTCTACACACCCGGCGAGGTGGCCAAGCGCTTCATCCATTGGAGCGAGTGCAAGGCGTTCCCGACCTACATGGTGTTCACGGCCTCCGGCGGTAAGGTGGAACTCAGCGGGGCGGCGGGAGACGATAGCGAATACACCGAGGACTTCTATGTGTCCATCAAGGGCATCGTCAAGGACAGCGTCGACACGGTGACGAAGCTGGAACGGTGTATCGCGGACATCAGGAAAGCCATCGACGCGGACTCGCGAAGCGGGGCGGCCGGAAGTCTGGGTGTCCTGGCCGTTGAGACAAGGATTGAGGATTCACCGGAAACGGATGACGGATATTTAAGTCTGGAGGGCTTTGGGTTCTTCGACCAGAAGGTTCGGGTCAGTATCGCGGGCAAAATCGGTGAATAAGAGAGGTGGCGCATGATTATTAAATGGCAGAAAAGCAACCAGCACACGGACTACGGCCTCTTCAGGGTCGGGGACGTGATCGACACGGCGTCGCGGGGGATCCCGGACGAGGTCATCTTGTCGTGGACAAAAGACGGCTATGCGGTGGAGACACTGCCGGAGAAAGCGGCCGAGAAACCGGATAAGCCGAAGAAAATAAAGAAAGCCATAGGAGGTTAACATGGGCGACATCGAGAAAAGGTTAAACAAGGCGGCCATCATCAAGGGTGCGGAATGGGGGACGGAGGCCCAGGCCGGTGCGATCGGGTGCGGGATTCTTCCGTTGAATGCGGGCGTGCCGAAGGCGGCCGTCCAGATGATCGAGGACGAATCCTACGGAGCGTTCGAGTCAAACCTGGACGTCGGGAACATCAACCCGTCGGACTTCGGGCTCGACTTCGATTACCGCTGGGACGGCTTGGAGAACATCCTCCTGGCCATGCTCATGGGCACGGCTGCGGCCCCGGTGCCACAGACGTCGCCGACGGCCATTCTCCATGCGCTTTCGCTGAAGGACTCGGCCGTCGGGATTTTCGGGACCTATGCCGTCGAGAAGGGCGCGAAGATCCATGTCGTTCCGAGCTTCAAGGTTCTAAAGGGAACGTTCTCGCTGAGCAGTGGGCTCATCAAGGCGGCCTTCAATCTGCATGGCGACAAACTCATCGACACCTCGGCCATCATCACGGCAATGACTGCAGTCACGTATCCGGCGAACGTCCACCATCGGGCGAAATACAGCCAGGCTGTTTTCCGGATGAATGCGCAGGGCGGGGACGCGTTGGCCGCGCCCGGGGACGTCATTAAGCCGAAGGATTTCACGCTCGAAATCGAACGGAAGATGGATGCCGAGCACGTCGCTTCGAGCCAGACGATCATCGAGCCGCTCGAGAATGACAAGCCAGCCGTGAAGTTGACGATGAACTTCCCACGGATGGACGCGGTGAACGCCGCCTACTTCGCGGCCTGGACGGCAGCGATAGCGACGGAAAAGAAAGCCGACATCGTAATCACAGGGCCGATCATCGCCTCAACCTTCGCCTATTACCTCAAGTTCGAGATGCCCAGGCTCATCATCGAGGACGTGGAATATGCGGACTCGAAAATCATTCCGGCGAAGATCGTCCTGCGGTCTGTCGTGGCCGACGTCCATCCGACGGGTATGGACGACCTGACGCTTCCCGTCTATATCGGGCTTATGAACACCCGGACGACAAACCTGCTGGCATAGGAGAAACATGGACATCAAGAAACTTCAACCGGAAGCTGAGGTCACCTACGAATTAGAGACGACGGGCGAACCCATCTCGATCACGTTCAAAGTCGGATTCATCGCACTGGATGCGGTCCAGGATTATGTCAACGAATCACGGACAGGCAATAATCCGCCCAGGATTTCGGACGTAATTCGGCGGGCCGTTGCCGACGCGATCCACGATTGGGATTTGACGGAGGCCGGTGCGCCGCTCCCCTGCACGCGGGAGAACAAGGACAAATATCTCCTGCTTCTTTTCGGCCTGAAAACCAAACAGCCGGAAGTGGTCGTGGAAGGTGAGGCAATACCAACGGACCCGGTGGCTTCGGTCCTTGTCCGGGCGCTCGCGGAATTCGCAGGGAACCCGGAGAATTTCCTAAAAAATTAACGGCCTATCTCGCGCTCTATGCCGATCGGTGGGAGGCGATGCTGAAGCCGGAGGACCACCGGCACGAGATAGGCGAGGCAACGGAGGAGTGCGTGAACTGCCAGCTTGATGCGATGGCGGCAAAACTGAGCGCCTTCGAGCTCGGCATCTGGAATTGGTATTGCGAGGTCGTGAACCATTTCACGCTTGAGGCCGGGATCGTGGCCGACGAACTCCGCCGGGAAGGGTTCCGGGGCCCGGCGCGTCGGATGGCGTTGTCTGCGTTGAACTCAATCCACCTCATGTTCCAGACCGTCGCGGCGGAGCGGAGGAATAAAACCCAGGAGCAGGCCAATGGCTGACATCAAGTATATCGTCGAGTGCGACGCTACTGGTGCGCTGAAGTCCATCAAGGAACTCGACGGTGCCATCAACCAGGCGGCCGGGACGACGGCCAAGGCCGGGGGCTCCAGCGGGCCTTTCGGCAGCCTCTTTGCCCAATTCACAGCCGGAACATTGGTAGCCTCTGCGCTACGAAAAGGGTTTGGTGCGCTCAAGGATGTCATTGCGAGTTCCATCACAAACGCCATAGAAGCAGAACAAGCTGAGAATAACCTGAAGGCGGCCCTGGAGATTACAGGCCGGACTGTCGAAGGGAATATCCAGCACTACAAGAAATTCGCCGCCGAGCAGTTAAAGGCGACGACCTACACGGACGAACAGGTCATGGCTAGCCAGGCACTTCTCCTCCAACTTACGAGCCTGGACCAGCAGGGCCTTGACCGGGCGACAAAGGGCGCGATGGGTCTGGCATCCACGATGGGAATAGACCTGCACTCCGCGACGATGATGGTCACAAAGGCGATGGAGGGGAACTATGGGGCGCTCGGCCGCGTTGGGATTCGCGTCGGCGAGAACCTTACGGCGGAGCAGAAGCAAGCGTCCATGCTCGACCAGTTGGAAAAGCTCTACGGGCGCTCGACGAAAGAGGTTGGGACCTTCGGCGGGGCGATGAAGCAGCTGGCCAATAACTGGGATGAAGTCAAAGAGGCAGCCGGGAAGGCCGTCATTGAAACCGAGGGGTTCGGGGAAGCTGTTGTAGCTCTCAATAAAGCGGTATCGGGTTTTGTATCGTCTGGAGCGATGAAGAGTTGGCTCGACCAGATGATAAAAAATAGCGGCGTCATGGACCTTTTTTCAAGTGGCCTAAAGCAATGGGCCTATGTCCTGGAGATAGCATCCGCGAAAGCCGAGCACGCCTCGAAGGTAAACGCCGGGTTGGGGATCGCCATCGATACGATGGGGAAGGCTTTCGCAAAAGCGGCACCGTTGACTAAGGTCTTTGGAATTGATTTTAAGGGGCTCGTGGATATGTTCACGGGCGCTCCCACGAAGATTAATCAAGTGGGGAATAAAGTCCGCGAATTAACGGCGGCGGAAATCAAGGCGGCGAAGGAAGCGGCGGACGCATATAAAAAGCTCGGGGACGCCGCAGCCGACATCGTAGCAAAATATAACCCGCTCCTCGGCGCGATGATGAAGCTCAAGGCGGAAGAGGACACCTTGACGAAGGCCCGGAAGGCCGGGGCCATGAGCGCCGATGCATACGACAGGGCGATGGCCGCGAACGCCAAAGCCATGAAGGATGTCGGGGTCGAGGCGGGCAAGTCAGCGAAGGCGCAGGGCGAGATGGTGAAGGCCGCCCAGGAAATCATCAATCGGTATAACCCGATGCACGCGGCAATGGTGAAGGCCATCGACGACGAAAAGAAACTGAACGCGGCGTTCGGTGACGGGAAAAATCCGAAGGCTTACGCGAAGGGGCTGCAGGTCATTGAGAAAGAACTGAAGGACGCCGCGTCTGCGGAGCGGGCGGCAAAGGCAGAGGCGGGTGGCTTCACGACGTCAATCAGCCTCATAATTACAAAGCTCCAGCAGATGGGGGTGA